CTCCGGGAGGATATACTGTATACTTTGCAAAATCTCTTCCTAGTGCTAATTATGCAATATCTGGTACAGTATCCTTTTTATATCAATGGCAAACTCTAACTGTAGTTCCTGGATCATTAACTAGAAATTCTTTTCAAATATATACAAGTGGATATTCTACTAATAGTAACGGACAAATGAGTTTTTCAGGTACTGTTGATCTTGAATATAGTTCTATTATTGTGTATTCATTGTGAATTAAAATATAAAATTCTTCAAAATAGCAAAATATAAAAAACAATAAATTTAAGTTTTTAATGTAAATAATACTACTGTGCCACTCGTAGCACTGGCACAGTAAAGTCCCGCAGACCCCTCTGATGCCCTATAATACAGGGACACAAGCAAAGGAGACCACTTGGCAGACCTTGATACTATCTTTAACTACACCACTTCCCGTTGGGATTGGCACGAAGGTAATGTCAATCAAATGTGGATTCAAGAGATTGAAGAATCTCTTGATTGTTATCGTTATGTTGCTGTTGCTTACAATCCTCGTAAGAATGTGAGCACAGTAGTATCTGAACCTCGTTGCTATGCTGACACCCTGAACTGGGTTCGTAAGTATTGTGGTAATTTCTGTATTCTTCCTGAATACTGCTACTGATTCACACTTAAGTTAATCAATCATACTTCATTATGACTTTTACCTTCCCTCGTCTGTCTGCTGGTATCTACGAAGTTCAGAAGGATTCTAACACTGTTGGATTCATTCGTAAAGTAAATGCTTCCAAGTGGATGGTTGTTGATGTTGTAGATACTCCTCAGCACGTTTGTAAGACTCTCAAAGAGGCAAAGAGTGCTGCTGAAAATCTTATCATCTTTGATGTTGACAACAATCAAGAAACTGTGTATAATGACTCTGTAGGGGTTGATAAGGTGAATACTGAACTTAATAAGGTTATTGAGGGTTCTTTGAATTGCTATAAGCAAGTTGAAGGTACTGATGAGTTTGTAAAAGTATCTCCTACTGAGTTTGGATTCCCTGAACCTACTCTTGAACCAATTGAGTTCTGATGTTTAAGTTTATTTTACATAAATTGTTTAATCAAAGAAAAATGCACGATTCTACTCTTGACCTGTTTTGTAATCACGAGTCTGCTGAGTATGCAGATGAGTTTGCAATATATGTAGAAGAACTTGCTTCAAAATATGAAGTGACTTGTGATTATATCATCCAAGAGTTTATCTTGGACTAATATATAATAATGCCTGGGTTGGGTGCAATCTTCACAGGTAAAGGAGCAGAAATGCTCCTTTTTAACTAAATAGTAAAGCACCCAACTTTAGAGCAGTTATGCAAGTTTTAGATGTTAAATGCATCAATGAATCGTTAGGTATTGATGCACCAGACTTTTTATATTTTGAAGAAACTTCCTTTGTTGAAAAACAATGGACTTCTCCTTGGTTCAAAGGAAAAACGTGGAACAAAGGAATTTCTCATACCAAAGAAACTAAGAAAAAAATTAGTGAAGCATTAAAAGGAAGAATACCATACAATAAAGGTATTCCCCATACAGAAGAGACAAAAAGAAAAATAAGTATTGCAAACTTTGGTAAAACTTCTTATTGGAAAGAAAAAACTATACCCAAATCTTCCGTGGAAAAAATGAAGGCAACTAAAAAATTAAAAGGAAGTTATGTTGGTGAATGTAATCCTATGGCAAAAACTTATAGAATAACATTTGACAATGAAAACTTCATTATGATAAAATCACTTCAAACTTGGGCCATTGAAAATGGATACAAACCAACCAGTCTTAGAAACTTATATAATGGGAGACAAAAATCTCCACATAAAAATGTGATAAGTGTTTCAGTGGAGTTTATGTAACCTCTGTGCCACTTCTGCAACTGTCCAGCACTCTTCCCGAACCAACGGGAGGGGTGCTATAATGTATGAATACAAACGTTATTTGACTTATTGATGCTGACTCTTCTTCCTTATCAACAACGTGCTCTAAAAGCAGTTCAGAACTCCATCAAAGGCACTTGCTATCTTCCTACTGGTGGTGGTAAAACTGTTGTGATGATGGAAGATGCCCGTCAGAGGATTCTCAATGCACTGGAACCAATGACATTTGTTGTTGTTGCTCCTCGTATTCTGCTTGCGAATCAACTTTGTTCGGAGTTTGAAGCATATCTCAAAGACCAGAATGTTGCTTATATGCACGTTCATAGTGGAGAAACTCATCATAAATCCTCTACACGTCCAGCAGACATTGCAGAATACAATGACACTGCAATCGGAAGTGGAAAGCATCAGTTTATCTTCACCACTTACAATTCGATTGGTCGGGTGAATGAATCAGATATTGAAATTGATGTTGTGTATTTTGATGAAGCACATCATTGTGTGAAACCATCCAACTTTGTTGGTATTGCACATACTTCATCAGTTGCAGATAATGCTTATTTCTTCACTGCAACTCCCAAGTTCAATAACAGCACTGAGTCTATGAATAATACTGATGTTTATGGAAATAACATCATCAGTATTCCTGCACAAGAACTGATTGATGCTGGTAGCATCATTCCTCCCAAAGTTGTGCCTTATGAAGCACAAACCATTCGCACTAAAGAAAATGCTGCATTTGTAGATGCAGAAAACGTTGTAGGTATTCTCTCAGAGATTTCTGATTGTGATGCTCCTAAAGTTCTTGTTGCTGCTCCAAGCACCAAAGTCATTTGGTCTATGTTTACTGAAAGTGATTTGCTTCAACAACTCAATGATATGGGTTATACGATTATGCACATCACTTCTAAGCACGGTGCTTATATTGACAAACAGAAAGTGTCTCGTGAAGTCTTCTTTGAGAAGATGAATGAGTTTGGTGCAGACCCAGAAAAGAAGTTCATTGTGTTTCACTACAGCATCTTGTCTGAGGGTATGAACGTGCAGGGATTGACTGATTGCATTATGCTTCGCAATCTTCCATTGATTGAAATGGCACAGACTGTTGGACGGGTTATCCGTATGCACGGTGATGACCGTAAAGCAATCGCAGATGGTAAGATGAAAGCAGGAGAGTTTGCTTTCTACAAGAAACCATTTGGCACTATCACGATTCCTGTTAATAACAACTATGGTGATAAGATTGCAAAGCAACTTCAAAATGTTGTGGATACTATCTTTGTGAAAGGTGAAGTTCTTGGTGTATAAATTATATTATGTGTCCCACATAGAATTATGCCATTTACAAAGAAATTTCCACAATCAGGAGAAACAACTCACATTCGGGTTCCAAAATGTTATGCAGAATTGATTGAAGAACTGATGGTAACGTTAGATGAACGATTTGATGTAGAGAAAGGAAAGCATCTGTTAAAGAAGTTTATACACAATCTTACCTGAGTCTAATGATACGATGTGCCACTTGAAAAGGTGGCACAATAAAGTTCCACTCTGCTCCCAGATGTCCTATAATGATGGAATCAAACAAAAGTCAAATGCCTAAAACATTTAAGTATGATGTTTTTGCTATTATATCTGATTTAGATGTTAATACTGGTGTTTCAAATTGGATTGATATTGATGAATTATCTTCTGCTTTTGTTGATGGTGGATTTGAACCAATACAACAAGGAAATGGAACCGGTATTGAAGGATCAGAGGGGGCACCAAGATTTTGTAATTGCAAACGATCTAAAAAACTTATTTGGGAATCTATCTTTGTAAAAGGGAAACTCAAGTCGGTAAGAGTAAATGGATATAAAAAAGAAGATATAGTATCAACAACCATTCCTGCCAGTATTCGGAATGAGTTTGAAAATGTTAATATCTGTAATTGGACTTTGCTTCCTGTTGGTGGAAATAATATGTCTCTTCGTAAAGAGATAGATCATCGTTGGGGAAATAAACAAAAGCATAATCACAACGATGTTAGTGATTATCAAGTTGTTAGCAAATTGTTTAATGATTTCAAAAGACAGGAGTGCAAAAAGTGTATTGAAACTGGTGTAAGATATAAGCATCCAGAAAAAGAATTTGTTTTTGGTTGCCAAACTTATGAAGATAACGTAGGATGTCAAGGATGTCCTCTTGCACAACCTGAACTTTACCGTTGATTGTTATGTCTTTAGATAGTGGAAAACTAATGTATTCTGCAGGAAATAATGATGAATGTTATACTCCTGCTTATGGTGTAACACCTATTATTAAGTACATTCCTAAAGATGCAAAAGTTTGGTGTCCATTTGATACTAAAGAGAGTGAGTTTGTAAAACAAATCTCGCAAACTAATAGTATAGAATACTCTCACATCAGTGAGGGAAAAGATTTCTTTACCTATGAACCATTCCATTGGGATGTAATTGTATCCAATCCACCATTTACAAATAAACGTAAGTTTTTTGAGAGAGCATTGTCATTTGGTAAACCATTTGCTTTGGTTATGACCAACACTTGGTTGAATGATAGTGCTCCAAAACAGTTGTTTAAGGATAAGGATCTTCAACTTCTTATGTTTGATAGGAGAATGAAATTCAATAGTCCTGATGGTAGATCAAATGACAAGATTACATTCAGTAGTAGTTATTATTGTTGGAACTTTCTTCCTAAGCAAATCATTATGGAAGAACTTAAAGTTAGTTGATGTGCCACTTGTAGCACTGGCACAGTAAATGAGCACAGACCCCTGGATGTGGTATTATAGTCTTATGGTTGAGGAAGTCCGATGACTTACGTCCCGATTCAATCAAGTATTCCTTACTTGAAGGTTCCTGAAAACCGATTGAATCTTGCATTTAATTGGTATCAACGGCAGAAAGATCATCCATTGAACTTTCCGTGCTATTCTTATTGGATTCAGCAATGTACAAATGATGGGAGTGATTACTGAAACTATGATTGACACTGTTTTGACTATTGAAGAAGTTTTGACTGAGAAACAACTGCTTGCTCTGCGAGACATTCTTTATCATTACAAAGAGTTTCAATTGGAACTGTATGAGTATCCCCCAGAGGATACACTATTCACTCAGACTCAACGAGAACTGTTCGACATCTTTGACATTAAATGACTTCTATTTCTTTCACTTCTGGTGAGTTGTTGGATATTATGTCCGCACTTGAAGAGAAAGAAAATGCTCTTCAACTTGCAGAGAATTATCAACTCTCTGCTTATTATATGCACCTTGGGGGTCAATTCCAACGGATTTATGATAAACTGCAGGAGTTTGTTCCTGAGAACCGAGTTGCCAATCTTGTCCTTGCTGTGAATTGATGACTATGGAAACACACAGTCTGATTATTCTTTCTACTGCACACCTACATCCATTGGAAGCAGCAAAGATTGATGAATTTTCTTATGTTGGAAACAAAGAATGTGCTCTTGTTTCCACTGTTTCAGAGATGAGGGATTTCTATTATCAGGGTGGATTGGTTTGCTTGTGCGACCTGTTGAAATTGGTGCAAGAAAAATATAATGCAAAATATGTTCTCTTTGACCCTGATGCAGATACTACTGATGAGTTCAGGTATTATCAATGGTGATGTGCCAGTTGTAGCACTGGCACACTAAAAGAGCACAGAGGCACCAGATGCCTTATAATACTCTCATACACAAAGGAACTCCAAATGCTTGATGCCTTTACTGATTATCCTATTGAAAAACTTGATGATATTGAATTTGAAAAAGCACCCATTCGTAAATGCACCATTCTAACTTGGGACAGAAATAAGTATTGTGATGTCCTTGTATATTTTGTAGATGAGGATGGTGATTTGCGAGGACACATTACTAACTTCAAGCAGTGGTATTTGTATAAGAATGAAGCACGACTTGATGATGGTATTCAATTTACTAATGATGAACTGAAAACTCTTCCTTGGACTTGCCGATGACTGCTATTGAAATTGATGAAATGATGAACCGAATGGAATCATTTGGTGGTTCATTTGTTGTTGCACTTGCTTATGCAATGCGAAAAGCAGACCCATCAAATAAAACTAGACTGATTCTTGCCTTTCCTGAGTATGTGAAAGAGTATGGACCAGAAAGTCAGTTTCCTGCATACGAATGACAATGAAACCTAAGTTCCGTGCCGTATTAGAAATGGCAATAGAAGAAGGTGTAAGGTTTGGATACAATCGTGCTTTTAAGCATAATTCAGAACCACACATTGATTCTATATCTGATAGTATAGTTACAGAAATCTTTAATTCACTTGACACTTGGTTTGATGACATCAACGACACTGAAAACTAAAATGAATCCTGAAATTAAACAGAAATGGGTTGATGCTCTGCTTTCTGGCAAATACGAACAAGGCAGTGAGAAACTCCGTGGTGCAAATGGTTATTGTTGCCTTGGTGTTCTGTGTGACCTTTATTCACAAGAACAAAATAAAGAATGGGAGTTTAAGGGTTATTCAGAAAACTCTGAGGAAGAATCTCCAGATAGAATGGACTATTGGTATTTTGAGGGTGAAAGTGAGTTTCTGCCAGACTCTGTAAGAGAATGGGCAGGAATGACATTCAAGAATCCTCAGGTGCGAGTTGATGTCTCACCTGAGGATGATGAAGATGAATGGTTCTATCACGATGAGATTGCCAATCTGAACGATTCAGGTTATACTTTTGAAGAACTTTCTAAACTAATCAAAGAACAATTTTAATGGAAGAACAAGACACTCTGAATCAAGGACGTATTCCTACTCATAAAAGTGTAAATATTGCATTTTTCTTTAATGATGAGATGGATGATGGTGAAGTGAGAGACTTTATTGAACGTATGACCGAAAAGTATCATCATCCTGATGACATTGTGAAAGATTATGAATACTGGTATGATGAGTGAGTCTAGTGTGAGACTGTGCCACTTGTAGAGGTGGCACACTACATTTCCCAAACCCCCTGTTGAGGTGCTACAATGATTGCATTGAAGGTTGAGAAACCAATGACCGAAACACAAGTTCAACTCAAAGAATCCACTGTAGAGTTCATTGATGAACTTGTCTCTGAAAATTATGCTCAAGATGACATCTATGATTTCATTGCTGAGTATGGTGAAGATAATCTCACTCAGCATTATGTGAATTATGTTGAGATTGGTGAATCTTACTCATACAGGGCAGCAGACATCTTCATTGAAGAGTTTGGCATTGACAATATAGAGAAGTTTGAAGATGCTTTCCGCGGAAGTGGATACGCATCTAAGGCAGACTATGCGGAACAATTCGTAACTGATTGTTATTGCATTGATCTTCCTACTTTCATTGAGATTGACTGGGAAAATACCTTTGACAATCTTGATTGTGTTTATGTCAATGGTTTTGTTTTTGATACCCAATTCTGAACTATGAAACTGCAATCTAAAGACGGTTCAATGGTGGTAGATTTCTACCCCATCAAAACACCTTTTGGTGATGTGTCTAAAGAATGGTGCTTAAAGATTCTTACCTTTATGGGTAAGACTCAATCTAAGAAGTTTCTTAATCGGGTTGAGATGCACCTTGAGATTCAAGAATATCTCAATCACACAATTCCTTATGAAGTTGTGGATTTCAATACGATTCCACAACTTGCCAATCCATTTGCTACTGTTTGATTATGTTGTATAAAGTTACTGACATTGAGTTTGATTTTGAGGATGAGGATGGTGATGTCCTTCCTTATGATGAACAAGTCGCAGTTGCTCAATCAGTTCTTGATGATGTCTGGGAGGTTTATGATGAAGATGAACTTGCAAATGTAATTACTGATGACACTGGATGGTGTATCAAGTCATTAAACTATCTTGAAATTACTGAATCTCACTGAAATGCCTGAAATTAACAAAGAAGACCTGATTGATGCTTATGCTCAGCAACTGCTGGATAGCATGGACATGAAGACTATGGAACGTTTTGTGTATGATACTCTGGTAGAAAATCTTACAGATTATACTGAGGAAGAGTTGATTACTGAAGTAACAGATTGTTATCCAGAACTTCTGGATGATTCTTACATCTGTCCCACATAGTCCAAGGTTGAGATGTGCCACTTGTTCTTCTGGCACACTAAACGAGCACAGACCTCAAAAGGTGCTATATTAAAGGGGTGGTGAGGGAGGCAATAAGACCACCTCAATAACGTCAACTGACATCTTGGCAAGTATGCTGTTATCAAACCTCATCACTTCTCACAAAAGTCCAACTTACTTTATTATTCTTAAAATGACTGTTGCTACTCTGCCTGTTGATGTGATGGTTGGTATGCTCCGTAAGGGTGAAACCGGCAATAACATTCTGGATATTCTGAATGTTCTTGTCCCTGATCAAACTGAACTCACTCGTGAGCAAGTTTGTGAAGATCTGGGCATTGCTGATTGTCCCGAGAATGATGATGAGATTGAAGCATATATTGCCAATGCTACGGTTGCTGTCTGAGTTTAATTTTGGGGGGAGATTCTTCTCCCCTCTGTGGATTTAATTCATTTATCACTGATTCTAATGTTTCTTTCCTGTCCTGCTTCTTTTGACCTGATTGATGCTGAGTGGTATGATAATCTAGATGATGCAAAGGAAGATGCTCTTGATTGGAGTGTAGAACTGTCTGGTGAGAATGTGATTGTTTATCAGGCACTTGAGAGTGAAGATGGTGCTTATGAGTTCAACAAACTCTATGCTATCTCTGCCTGAGTCCAGTGTTGAGAAAGACGGTTTCTGAACTGTCCATAAAGTCCCCCACTGGGGCACCAGATGCCCTATAATACAGAGACACAAGCAAAGGAACCTAATGGATCGTCAGCAAGTCATCGCAAAGATTCAATCCATCCTGAAACTTCAGAATGGAACTTCTTTTGAGGGTGAGGCAGATGCTGCTGCTAAGATGATTGATAAACTGTGCAAGCAGTATGGTGTTACGATCACCGAAGCAACTGAAACTCAAGTTCTTGATGAGTCTTTTGTTTCTTTCAAGAGAATCAATGTTGCACTGACCACTCTTGCCAATGCGATTGCTAACTTCTATGATGCAAAAGCATATATGAAGAATGGTGATTCCAAGTCTCTGCAAATCATCGGTAGTGAAGCACAACAAATCCAAGTGCGACTCTATTATGATTACCTGGTTCAGGTGATGGAGAAAGAGGCAGATATTGCACATAAAGCAGAAAAGATTATGTGCGACATCAAAGGAACTGTGATCTCTCGTAGTTTCAAACTTAATTTCCGTAAGGCATTTGCAGATAAAGTTGCGGAACGTCTGAAAGAAATGAAACTCGCAGAGAACCGAGTTCACGATGATGCCGATGCAGTGAAGAATAAACTCTCCACGATGCGATTCGGACGTTCCAAGAAGATGAATGGTGCTAGTGGTGCTGGTGCTTATTCTGGTGCAAACGTAGGTGCTGGTGTTTCTTTGAATCGTCAAGCATCTGGTTCTGTTACCAAGCAACTCTGTGGTGTGTGAGTTAAACACTCCTTCTTTCTTTTTTTCCTTTCTTTATTTCTCCAACACAATGAAAATGTACCTGACTGTTCCTGAAATGAAAGTGATGTGGATTGTTGGTGCTGCCGAACGTCTTGCGACATTGGGTATGCTTTCTTCCGACATTCCAATGAAACTTTCTGCTGATGCAGTCGATTATTTTATTGAGATTGATAATCACCGCAATATTCTGTTTCCAGATGATTTTGAGATTGAACAAATCTTCAGAATCATTGCAAAAGCAGAGAATGAATGTGAAGTATCTGATGATGACATGAATCAAATCATCAAATTGATTCTTGAATATAAGAACAATCGCACTGAGATTGTGAAGTATGCACTGTCGCATCAGACTATCTAAGTCCAATGATACGGTGTGCCACTTGTAGTGGTGGCACACTAAAAGAGCACAGACCCCTCTGAGATGGTAGACTGAACGGAGTTCAGAGATGAGAGAAATGACTGCTTTCACCATCACTAAAAAGGGTCAAGAAATCTCTTTTGAGAGTAAGTTTGATTCTTTGGATGATGCAAAAGATTATCTTGCAAATAACATTAAGTATAATGATTTTGTAAGTGATCTTCTGTCGAAGAAGAAAGTTTCTGTAAAGCAGATTGCTTGGATGCACTATCTTGCAACTCAGGATGTGATTGATTCTGAAACTCCTGCAGAAGATGGAGATTATCTGAAACTGGTGAATATGATGTATAATGCTGTGCAGAATAATGTTCGCAAACTTCAAGTGCGACTGCCTGGTATTACTCTTTCCACGGTGAATAAAGGTGTAAACATTGGTTGTGTTTATGTTTATGAAAACAATCAATACGTTGCTAAGATTACAACTTCTGGTTTTTTGATGGGTAATGTCTCCGATGATGTTAAAAATCTTCTGGAGGATGCCAATGATAATCTTCTGCAACTTGCGAAGATTTATGGTCACGAATCTGGTTCTTGTTCAATTTGTGGTCGCAAGTTGGATAATCCTCTCTCTGTGCAAATGGGAATTGGACCGATTTGTGCAAAGCGGTTCGGTTGAGTTCTTTATTTGAAATAAAATGAATTACGATGATTTTATGCACAATGCGAATCGTGCATACCTGGATCTAGATGTAGAAGACCAACAACGGTATGGTCAGTTTCTGATGAATTATCTTCATCAACATCATCCAGACATTGTTGTTCCTGAAGAAGTTGATTGTTTCTACAACAACAACAAAGTTCCTAACTTTCTTCAATTCATTCACTCCCTAGATTCCAATGTTTAATCAACTTACGTTTGTTCCGCATGATATTCCTAATGCTGTTCAAGGAAAGTATAAGTTTTCCAATGGTTGGGAGATTAGTGTAGTTTCTGGTCCTGCTGGTTGTGGATTGTATGGTGTTATCAGTGACTTTACTTATGAAGTTGCAATCTTCCGACCGAATGGAAATATGACTGAAGATGTAAGTGGTTGGAATACTAAAGAAGAAGTATCTGCGATGATGTGGGTACTGTCTCAACTCTAGTCTCTTATACCGTGTGCCACTTGTTCTAGTGGCACACTAAATGAGCACAGACCCCAAAACCTGCTATAATAAGAGGACACAAGCAACTCAAATGGACATTATTCCTCCCGGTTATCAACTTCACATCACTTCATGGGAAAACGATGCTGATAATTACAATACTAAAATACTCTCTGGTCTGACCAAAGAGGATGTGCGGTTTTATATTCATTTTCTAAGTCATTTTAAGAGTCATAAACCTTACGGAAATGAGCATATTCAAGATTATCCGGATGCAGAAAAGATTGCAATTACCAACGCATATGAGAAGTGTCGTCCAACTACTCCACAACTACTTGAAGATGTAGAAGACTCGATTGAGTATTGGAAAACAAATGATTATGCTTGTGATTGGGTAAATGAAACAGTTGGTATTTGGCATGAAGGTGAACTTTATCGAGTATTTGATAGTTGTGAAGTGTATCTAATTGATACTCCTATTCCGAATGCAACCGAGGAGTTTGTGGACGGTTACTGAACTGGTACACTAAAAGAGCACAGACCCCTAAACCTGCTATAATAAGAGGACACAAGCAAAGGAAAATGACTTACATTCCTCCTCAAATTGGTGACATTAAAGTTTTCATTGGAGAAGGTTCAAATGGAACTTTTATTGTTCAGGTTGAAGAGTTCAAAGAAAACACTTTGCGAGGTGATGCTTACTGGGTAACCAAAGTATTCAAAAAATACAAGAAACAACAAGACGCAATTAAGTTTGCTTCCCGTTTTCAATAATCTCTCTCAACTCTAAAGTAGCAATGGAAGACCAAGTTAAACTGCTAATGCAAAGAATCAAAGAACTCAAGAGTGAAAGAGACAATACACCGAAACATCAATCTCAGGTGATTGAATCCATTACTGAAGACATCAATTACTATCAGAATCAAATTAATTTTATGGTAAATGAGATGTAATCTCACCCTGAGTCTCTTATACCGTGTGCCACCTGTAGCACTGGCACAGTAAATGAGCACAGACCCCTGGATGTGGTATATTAAAGAGGTGGAGGGGTCTGGTCCCATCCGAGTCCAATTCTTCATTCTTTATGCAAACTCTTCAGATGACTGCTGCTCAACGGATGGAAAAGCAATTCTTTATCAATTTCATTCAACTTGTGAATGATGTTCAAGGTAAGCAAAAACTTCCTTCGCAAATCAATTCCAATCGTAAATCTACCTGGATCAAACAAACACAGAATCCCAAGCAAAAGAAAGATGCTCTTGCTCGCATCTAGTTCTTTCCTCTTCATCTGATCCACATAAACATCACCAATGTTGATTAAAACTGTTTTTGACGTTCAAACAAAACAACCTGGTTATGCTATTTGTGATCCCAAAACTGAACGATGTGGTTTTGTGACTTACTTTATCACTAATGCTATTAAAGCAGGACAATGTAAGTCTTTTGATGAAGTGAAAACTCTGATTGCAAGCAGCAGCAATTGATGTATTCACTGAACTTCTGAATGAAATTGAAAATGAGTCCTGAAACAATGATTATTCTTCAAAAAGAAAACCACGGGTGCATTTATACAATTGATCCTGATACTCAAGAACTCTTCTATGCCCCCATTCATACAAACAACACTGTAAATCTTTCTGAGTTTGCACCTGTTGATCTTACATCAGAAGATAATGTAGATGAAATCCTAAACATTCAAAAAGAACTGATTGCTCTAATTAAATGAAACAAACAGTTAAAGATCTTATCAATCAACTTGAAAAACTTGATCCGAATGAAACAATCTTCTCAGTCATTTACACTAAGCAGAATGTAAAAGAAGATCTGGAACATTATGATCACAATACAGGTGAAATTGTTTATCCATATAATGATGATCTAGCAGAACAAGTTCTTATCAATCTAGATTGTTATGATGTAATCTATGAAACGATTTACAAGAGTGTAAGAGATGAAATGTCTTATCAAGTAGATCAACTCTCAAGAAAAGAAAACATTTTATTTGAATCTGCATCTTATTAAATCACAATGACTGAAACATTTGTAAGGTTGAATGAAGATCAAATCAATCTTCTTCTTTATTGTATAGAGCAGCAAGAGTATGAGTTTAATGATGATGAACAAGTTCTATGCGAAGCAATCATTGATACTTTCACCTCTGCTTTAGTAGAGATAAACACTTAATCATAAGATGAAATAATCATTTATAACGATAAAATGTTTTAATTGATAATTAAATTAAATGTATTAAAAAACATATGTTAGTGTTTTGTGTTGATATAATGATAGTGTTATAATAGTCTTTATATCCTCTTTATATCATCTTTAGACACTTATAAATGCCTCCAGGTCTTGTTGTCTAGGCCCGCATTATACCATAAGACCCAAAAAAAGTCAAGGGCATTACAGACACTCCTAGGGGTGGCACAAGACATATAGACAATGAAACTCCTGAGACTCACACATCTTATGAGTCTCAGGAGTATTTTATTAGTTACTCGTAAGACTCATAGGACGCAGACACTTTGAGAAGTGGCACAGTGACTCGTGAGTCTCAGGCATTGTGCGGTAGACTTATAGGGTCGGGAGGGAGGGAATATTATAAAACTCCCAGAATCCCAGTGTTTATAATACTTTTCAGGGACATTATAGTTTTGTCCCGAAACCCCCCATAAATAACCATAGTTTCGGGACAAAACTAATGAGACCCCAAAAGTATAAGAATTTAGGACCAACTGAAAGAATGAGAGTGCCTTTATGCAAAAAGATTGAGACATTATGTCAAGTATTAGACGAAAAAGTAGAACAAGGTTATGATGCCGTTGAGTTATTAGATTCGTTTATTGAGAGTATTAGTAATTAGTCAGAACGTGATTGTGGAAAACCTGTGGAAGGTTCGTTATACCCTGTGGAAAACTATTCGTGTTAGAATCTCATTCGTCCTGAGAGTTCGTTATACATAAGAGTTCGTTATAATCATTCGTTGTGCTTATAGTATTATAATATATTCGTCTTATAGTATAATAATATAATAGCAACGTTATGTTTGAGACCCCCCATAAGGTTTGCTATTTCAATCAGACAGTGCTATACTATTCGTTGTACACAGTTTCTGACATAAACTGATGTCGTCCTCTGAGTATCATAAACTCTCGGAGGAGTTCGTTATACAACCCCCCATAAGGTTTGTTATTCTTTTCGTCCTGTGCTATACAATTCGTTATACACAGTTCGTGATACAAACTGATGCCCTCCGTTCGTTTATACTAACCCCCCATAAGGTTTCGTATTAGAATTAAACAGTAATGAATATAAACTATTCGTGATTGTTCGTTTATTATAATTAAACAGCACTGTTTGACAGTTATATTTTGTGTTGTTGTATTCTTATACCTAACCGATGCCCCCTATATAAAATCAATGGGTCCTTCAAGGCTACACCGAACCGAAAACGAGAGAGTAATTGTCTTTCAAATAAAAAAATTTTTCCAAAAAATTTTTCCAAAAAAGTTGAGGGCACAAGAACAAAAAATGATATATAAGTTTAGAATTTAATCAGAAAAATGACAATGAGACTGGAGATTGATGATTACGAAAAAGATCTAATAATTGATACAATTCAACATAGATTAGACACCGATAAAATTTTAGTAATCAATGATAGACTGAGAGAAGAACTTGAAGATCTTCTAAGGAAAGTGGAAGAAGATGAATACGTATAATATTTCAGTAAATGGAAATGAAATATTAAGTCAAGTGCCGCAGAATGATTTACAGGAAAATCTGAAACTTATCAGAGGACTTGTATGGACATCTGGGGGAAATGATGGGGATATTACAGTATCTCTAAATAAGAATGAAAACCATTGCAATGAATGATTTGTGGTGGTAGAATACTAAAGAACAGATTATTTTTCGCAATTATTTTTTATGGCTAAAGGATTTACGGTAAAAGCAAAACTTCCGACAGGACCTGTGGAAGGAGAGTTTAATTTAGAAGCAGCAAAAGAAATGATCCGAGGCAAATCAATTGTCTTTTGTTTGCCTGGACGAGGAGTATCTTATCTGTATCTGAAGAATTTTGTTCAGTTGTGTTTTGATCTTGTACAGAATGGTGCAAGTATTCAAATTTCACAAGACTACAGTTCAATGGTGAACTTTGCACGATGCAAATGTCTTGGAGCAAATGTTCTCAGAGGACCCAAGCAGATTCCTTGGGATGGAAAACTACAGTATGATTATCAACTCTGGATTGACAGTGATATTGTCTTTGATACTGAGAAGTTCTATCGTCTTGTAGCAATGGACAAAGAGATTGCTGCTGGATGGTACTGCACTGAAGATGGTCACACCACATCGGTTGCCCATTGGTTACAGGAAGATGATTTCAGAAGCAATGGTGGTGTAATGAACCACGAGACACTGGAGACCATTCAGAAACGTCGTAAACCATTTACAGTGGATTACACAGGTTTCGGATGGGTTTTGATTAAGAAAGGTGTATTTGAGAATCTTGAGTATCCTTGGTTTGCTCCGAAGATGCAGGTCTTTGAATCTGGTGAAGTTCAAGATATGTGTGGAGAGGATGTTTCATTCTGTCTTGATGCAAAAGAGGCAGGATATGAGATTTGGTGTGACCCTTTGATTCGAGTTGGTCACGAAAAGACACGAATCATCTGATAAGTGTCTAGAAGGTATTTCTTGACCTTCTTTGAAACGTTATGATAGAATGTCTCTATAAGGTTTGTATCGTCTTATAGAGGCATTTTTATTGGCTTGAGAGACTTTATAAAAACCCCCTTATAAAAACCGTTAGATGGAGAACTAAAATGGCACAAAAGAGTCGGAAGGATATGAAGATTGAGAGTATTCCGAAGAATACTCGACAAGGTGAAGGTAGAAATACTAAATATGCTGCTACGAGTCGCAATGGGGCACGTAAGAAGTACCGAGGTCAAGGACGGTAAATATGGCTTATTTAAACCATAGTCTTCCAGATTGGTCCTGTTATATTCGTAATGAATTTCTTTTTAATCACAAGAAAGGTCACGGTGAAGTAACTAAATGTGATGTTCATTGTGTTGCTAGTATTGAAAAAAGAGTTCCTTTATTTGAGGCATTCCTTGAGAATGGCGTGAATTGGACTCGTAGACCTCTTCACGCATTTTGTTGGAAACCAGATGCAGAAATAGAACCTTTAGAGGATCTTATGTACTGGGACTGCTTTTCACCGTATGTTGATGTTCAAAAACGTGCCCGTCTTGCTGGATTGCAAGCAGAATTGATTCGTCCTGATGGAAAAAAAGTGATTGGGAGCTATATGTTTACCCTTGATTGGTCATGGGAAAATAAAGGAGTCACTGATCTTAATTTTTCAGAGACTCCTGAACATAAATGTGCTCATTTATTCAAGGTGGAAACTGGAAATTACTATGCATATCCAAACAATCGCATTATTTGGTATGATAATGCCTGGACTTTCAATAGAATTGACAAAAATCCAGGATATGAAATTGATTTGACAGTATATTCGGTTGAAAATAAAAGAAAAATCGAAACATCTGATCATTACATGTACGAAATTACAAATTTAAATCAAAATAAATAAATTTTTACTAAAGATATTGAGTTGAAACAGTTTTCGATGGGCAATCACCTTCTTTTGGAGGTTTATGATATAGAACACAATCTTCTGAATGATGGTATTTCTCTTCAGGGGGTGATGGAACGTGGAATTGAACGTGCTGGAATGACTATTTTAAATATTTTTCAGCACTGTTTCTATCCTCAAGGAGTTACGATTGTAATTGCTCTTTCGGAAAGTCATGTTTCGTGTCATACATGGCCGGAAAGAGGTTGTATTGCCATAGATGTATATACTTGTGGTGAAGGAAATCCAAAATTAGTTGCACTAGAATTGTTGAAGTATTTTAATTCGGATAATTATAAACTTCGTCAGTTGGATCGTTAAATAATAATAGAGATAGCAACCTCTTTAAAAGTTCCGGTTTTACTAAAAACAGGAGTTGCAAATGTCTTTTTATCAAATTGATAGAAATAAAGATTATATGAGAGAAATGTGGGGAACTACAAGTCTCATTACTGATTACAATCAACAAAAAAATACAAAAAAAGTACTTCAGGAGATTATGCACGATCATGCACCAAAGCATGATTTTAAAAAACAAACTGAATTACACGAAAAGATCAGAAATGATGAAGATTATGATGATTGGAATTATGGTACAGAACCAGTCTATGGGAAAATTGTCTGAAAAGTCTTATAGATATATAAAAGACAATTAATCTTAGATGCCAATTAGCATTTCAAGATCTTTTAAAGACATTAGTTTGTCTTTTTCACGTCATCCTGTTACAAATGATATTTTAATTTTAAAAAATGAGGATGCAATTAAAAGATCTGTTCTCAATTTAGTTCAAACTCAAATTAGTGAGAGGTTCTTCAATAACTTATTGGGAACCTCTGTGAATTCTTCTTTGTTTGAACTTGCAACACAAGAAATAGAGATTATTTTAAAAAGAGAAATTGAAACTGTATTAAATAATTTTGAACCAAGAATTAGATTAAATAATATAGAGGTAGAAGTAATTGATGATTATAATGAATTGACCGTTAAAATTGTATATGACATTGTTGGACTACCATTACCACTACAGAATATAGAGTTTATTTTACAACCAACTAGAATATAATGTCCTTCAATAACTTTACAAACTTAGATTTTAATGATTTAAGAACTCAAATTAAGAGTTATTTGAGAGCAAATGCAAATTTTACAGATTTTGATTTTGAAGGATCTAATTTTTCTGTTTTAATTGATATTTTAGCATATAATTCTTACATTACTGCATTTAACACCAATATGGTGGTGAATGAATCCTTTATTGATAGTGCAACTCTTCGGGAGAATGTTGTTTCTCTTGCACGTAATATCGGATATGTACCAAGATCAAAAAGTGCATCAAAGGGAAAAATAAGTTTTTCCGTAAGCACACCTAGAGATTCTAGTGGTAATTTAATTTCAAAAACAGTTACTTTAAAGGCAGGAGTAGTTGCCTTAGGTGCTGTGGAGGGGGGAAATTATATTTTTTCAATTCCAGAAGATAAAACAGTTGTTGTTGGAAATGATGGATTTGCAAATTTCACAGATGTTGAAATTTATGAAGGAACATTTTTAACTAAATCATTTACAATTGACGATTCGCAACCAAATCAAAGATTTTTAATTCCAAATGCAAGTGTGGATACATCCACACTTCGTGTGAAAGTTACAAATGTTATAAATGAAAAATATGAGTTATATAATAATATTTTTAAAGTAGACAAAACTTCAAAATTATTTTTAATACAAGAAGTTAGTGATGAGAAATATGAAATTGTATTTGGTGATAATATTTTAGGAAAAAGACCAATTAGTGGAAGTACCGTTCTTGTTTCCTATATTGTAACAAATGGAAAGGAAGGTGATGGTTGCTTTAACTTTACATTTTCAGGAATTTTAGTTGATAATAATCAAACAGCAATCACAAGTGGAATTTCTTTAATTACCACAACTCAAGTATCAGAAAATGGTGACGATATTGAGTCTATTGATTCAATTAAATATCTTGGACCAAGAGTCTATGCCTCCCAGTATCGTGCAGTTACTGCAAATGACTATAAAGGATTAATCCCATCTATTTTTCCAAATGTAGATACTGTTACTGCTTATGGTGGAGAAGAACTAGACCCACCAGAATATGGAAAAGTTTACATTTCAATAAAACCAAGAAATGGTAAATTTTTATCTCAAATCTCAAAAAATGAGATTAAAAAGCAACTAAAGCAATATTCAATTGCAGGAATACAACCAGAGATTATTGATTTGAAATATTTGTATGTTGAATTGGAATCCTCTGTATATTATGACAAAAGTTCAACTTCAAGTGTTACTGATTTACAATCTAGAGTTATTAATTCATTAAAGAGTTATGCAAAATCAACAGAATTGAACAGTTTTGGTGGAAGATTTAAGTATAGTAAAGTTTCAACGTTAATTGATAGCACAAGCACTGCAGTCACTTCAAATATCACAAAAGTAAAAATAAGAAGAGATTTACAACCAGCACTCAATACTCTTGCAAATTATGAACTTTGTTTTGGAAATCAATTTCATATTCAAAAGTTAATTGATGGGAAAGGATATAACATAAAATCTACAGGATTTACTGTCAAAAATATAGCAGATAAATTATATTTAAGTGATACACCAAGGACAGATGAAGTTGGAACTATCTTTTTCTTTAGACTTGTGAATGGAGTTCCATTCATTGTAGTAAATAATGCAGGAGAAGTTAATTACAAAAAAGGAGAAATATTATTAAATCCAGTGATTATAACTTCTTCGGATAATTCTTCGGGAATACAAATTCAAGCAATTCCGGAATCAAATGATATCATTTCTTTGAAAGATATATACTTAGAGATGGATACTACTACACTTAAAGTAACTATGCTAGAGGATGTGATAACTTCTGGAGAAAATACCTCTGCAACAGAATATCCAGTCACATCTAGTTACAACAACGGAAATTATATAAGATAAAATGTCAGAAGTTAAAAGAGTAAAAATCCAATCTTTTATTGAATCACAAATTCCAGAATTTTTAAATTCTGAATCTCCTCTGTTCAAAGAATTTTTAGAGCAATATTATATTTCACAGGAACATCAGACTGGTGTTACTGATTTAACAGTTAATTTACAAAATTATAAAAGCATTGATAATTTTAATAACGAAACATTTTACAGCACAGTTGGAATTTGTACTCTCACTTCTGATGTTGTGTCTTTTGATGATACGATTCTCGTCAATCATACAATTGGATTTCCCCAAAAATATGGTTTATTGAAAATTGATAATGAAATTATTACATACACGGGAATTACAACAAATTCTTTTACTGGTTGTATTCGTGGTTTTTGTGGATTAGATAAAGATAATACAAATGATTTATTTAAATTTTCTTCAACAGATACTTCAGACCATACAAAAAATTCACAGGTAATTAATTTAAATATTTTATTTTTTCAGGAATTATTTAAAAAATTCAAAACACAATTTTTACCTGGATTTGAAGATAGACAATTTGCAACTGGAATTAATTTACAAACAATATTATCAAGAGCAAAGGATTTTTATACTACAAAAGGAACTGATACTTCATTTAAAATTCTTTTTAGTGTTCTTTTTAATGAGTCAATATCTGTCATTAAACCACAAGACTATTTAATTTCTCCATCATCAAATGATTATTTGATAACTAAAAATATTTTAGTTGAACAAATAATTAGAGATTCCA